CCTACTTCAACTTCACCTGCGCCAGGCCGATGCCCACCTACTCGGTGCCTGGCCTTATCGACCACTTCTAGGAGCGCCCGCTATGGTCGCTCCGCTACTCGCGGCTGCGCTCCCTGCGCTCATCGGCGGAGTCGCCTCCGCCTTCGGCCAGGCGTCAGCCAATTCCGAGGCCAAGGCCTCGGCTCAACGCCAGATGGACTTTCAAAAAGAGACCCTGCAGCACCAATATCAGTGGGGCATGCAGGACATGCGCAAAGCAGGTCTCAACCCCATCCTGGCCTACAAACAAGGCGGCGCCGGCTCTGCTTCCGGCGCCGACTATACGCCCGGCAACGTCGGGGCTGCCGCCGTGTCCGGCGCCAGCACAGCGACGAGCTCGGCTCTCGCTACTCGAGCTCAAGATTCCCAGCTCGAGAACATCGCCGCGGATACGCGGCTCAAAGCGTCCCAGGACCGGACGCAAGATGCTCTCCGCATCCAGGCTCTCGCCCAGGCTAACCAGGCGAGCAGCCAATCCGCCCTCAACGAGGCGGTCAAAACCCGTACCAACGTGGACACTCTGATCTCCACGGAAAATCTACAGTCAGCGCGAGCCCTGGCCGAGCGCGCAAAGGCCGACGAGGCCTTCTATCAAACCCCGGAGGGCCAGGCCCTCCGGACCCTCGACCAAGTCCGTAAATCAATCCTAGGACACTAGCATGTCAAAGAAAGACAACCCGCTCCTCACCAAAACACGTGAAAGAAAGAGGCTTCAACTACACTTCAATAATGATGGCCTCACTCAACAACACTTCAAAGAGGAGACGGATATCAACAACATCATGGCGAAATTCGCCAAAACTGGACTTGTCGATCATGTCAACAAAGTCGCCGGTTCCTACGGCGACTTCACCACTGTCCAGGACTATCAGCTCCACCTGGACCAGGTCATGGCGGCTAACGCCGCCTTTATGGAGCTTCCCTCCAAAATCCGCGCACGGTTCGATAACGATCCGTCGCACCTCCTGGCCTTCGTCCAGGACCCCCGCAACCGCGATGAAGCGGTTGAGCTCGGTCTTATCGACCGACCCCCTCCTCCCCCGCCCAAAGACGCGCCAGCGTCGTCTGGAGCCCCCGGAGGGGGCGACCAACCACCTACCCCGCCGGCGAAGCCGGCGGCCAGTTAATAGGCCCTACGGAGCCTATTCCCCAGCCCGGCGCTGCCTCACGCGCCGGGCCAGAACAGTTACCCTACTTGATGTAACTGTTCTAAGTGACACACCGACCCAACCCCAGCGAAAGGATGCATCATGGCGAAGCGCCACAAGATGTCGAAAAAGGCCTCCAGGAAATCGTTCCGGAAGGGCGCTATGCGCGTCCACAAAAAGAACAGCCATTCGGGTGTTCTGAGAGGCGGTATCCGCCTATGACCTGCTTCCACCCCCTCAAAGGGTGGAGGTCGAAAACAGTGAACCCTCAGACCGGAAAACGGTCCATCGTCTTCAACCGATCTGAGGGTTTCGTCGACCTACCCGTTGAACTGCCCTGTGGGCAATGTTCCGGTTGCCGACTGGCCCGCTCTCGCGAGTGGGCAATTCGCTGTGCGAACCATGCACAGCTATACCAGGAGAATATATTCGTCACTCTCACTTATGACAACGCTCACCTCCCCGAAGACCGATCGCTCTGCCACCGCCACTTCCAATTGTTTATGAAGCGGCTCCGCGTGTACGCCAAGCGGACACTTAATCGCGACAATATCAGCGTCTACATGTGCGGTGAGTATGGCGAGGAATTCGGCCGCCCTCACTATCACGCCTGCATCTTCAACTTCGATTTCCCCGACAAACAACTCTGGAAGACGACTCGCGGGAACCGCATCTACAAGTCGGAAAAACTTCAAGAGATATGGGGCCACGGTTTCACCTCTATCGGTAGTGTCACGTTTCAAAGTGCGGCTTATGTCGCACGCTACATCATGAAGAAGGTGACCGGCGAGCCTGCCAAATCACACTACGAATACACCAATCCCGACACTGGCGAGATCACCCAGCTTAAGCCCGAATATACGAAAATGAGCCTGGCACAGGCGATCGGCAAGGAGTGGATCGCTAAATATCAACGGGATGTGTTTCCGAACGATTATGTCGTTCTTAACGGGCAAAAGGTCTCGCCGCCCCGATACTATACAAATCAATATGAGCTGCTCTATCCTGAGGAGGTCAAGCAACTCCGCTTGGCCCGGAAGAAGCGAGCCCAGGGGCGAGCCGCCAATTCAACACCGGACCGCCTACGTGTCCGGAAAGCGGTCCTCCAGAGCAAGCTTTCCCAGCTCAAAAGGACCATCGAATGATCTACCAAGTCTTCTCCGTGAGAGACTCTAAGGCAGCGGCTTACGCCCTGCCTTTTTTCTTGCCCCGTATGGAGATCGCTCTGCGATCTTTCCGCGACGCGGTTAAAAACCCGGAGCACGATATGCACCGGCACCCAGAGGACTACGCCCTCTATTGCATCGGCGAGTACGACGACGCCACCGGCCAAATGAGCGCCGTGGAGCCCGTTCTTGTGGCTCAGGCACTCGAAGCACCCGAGCAGGCCAAACGGCCGTCTAGGGTAGCTTAAAATGGCCGGAACCTCATCCCGGCTCCCATCGGTGATGTCCAATCACTTCGCGCGGGTACCTGACGCGGACATTCCCCGATCTTCCTTCAACCGTGACCACGGGTACAAAACCACGTTCGACGCCGGGTACCTGGTGCCGATCTTCTTCGACGAGGCTCTGCCCGGCGATACCTTCAATCTCCGCATGACGGGCTTCGGCCGTCTTGCGACCCCTCTCCACCCCTTCATGGACAATCTGTTCGTGGAGAGCTTTTTCTTCTGCATCCCCAATCGCCTTGTTTGGGATCACTGGCAGGAGTTCAATGGCGAGCAGCGGGATCCAGATGACAGCACCGACTACTTGGTGCCGACGATGACGTCGCCTGCGGTCACCGGGTACACCTACGGCTCGCTCTCCGACTACCTGGCCATCCCCACCGCCGTTCCCGGCCTCGTGCACGACAGCCTTTGGCACCGTGCCTACAACCTCGTCTACAACGAGTGGTTCCGGGACGAAAACCTTCAAGACAGTGTGGTGGTGGACCTTGATGACGGCCCAGATAATCCTGCCGATTATGTTCTTCTACGACGTGGCAAACGTCATGATTATTTCACGTCGGCGCTACCCTGGCCGCAGAAGGGACCTTCTGTGGAACTACCGCTTGGCGCGACGGCTAATGTCCTCACAAGCCCGACGCCGGTTCTCACCGGAGCCCATTCAGCTCTGACGGTCAAAAACATCACCGGCGCCGCGCCTGGTGTGAACCAGTCTCTTGCGATCGGCGCCGGAGGCAATGTCGGTGCGAACGGTGCGTCGGCGCCGTCCTACAGCATCTATCCCGACAATCTTTACGCGGACCTGAGCACTGCGACGGCCGCGACCATCAACCAACTTCGGCAGGCCTTCCAGATCCAGCGGATGTACGAGCGCGATGCGCGAGGCGGTACTCGTTACACCGAAATCATCCGCTCTCACTTCGGCGTCACGTCTCCTGACGCCCGTCTACAGCGGCCCGAATATCTCGGCGGCGGCTCCACTGCAATCAACGTCAATCCGGTGGCGCAGACCTCGTCCACCGATACCGAGACGCCCCAGGGGAACCTGGCCGCCTTCGGCACCTTGCACATGAACAACCACGGTTTCTCCAAGTCGTTCACCGAGCACTGCATCGTCATCGGTTTGGTGTGCGTCCGTGCCGATCTCAACTATCAGCAGGGTCTGTTGCGGATGTACTCCCGCCAGACCCGATTCGACTTCTACTGGCCCGCACTCTCGCACCTGGGCGAGCAGGCCATTCTCAACAAGGAGATCTACGCTCAAGGATCCGTTGCGCCGACCGTTGATGCTGCCGTGTTCGGCTACCAGGAGCGGTACGCTGAGTACCGCTACAAGCCGTCTATGATCACCGGCAAATTCCGCTCCAACGATCCGCAATCTCTCGACACGTGGCATCTCGCCCAGGACTTCGGCTCGCTGCCCGTTCTCGGGCCAACCTTCATCGTCGAAAACCCACCCGTCGATCGCGTCCTGGCCGTCGAGGACGAGCCAGACATCCTTTTCGACGCCTTCTTCAAGTACACCTGTGCCAGGCCCATGCCGACCTACTCGGTGCCTGGCCTGATCGACCATTTCTGATGGTCGTCCCAGTCCTCGCTGCAGCTGCAGCTCCAATCATCGGCGGCCTGTTCTCTGCCTTCGGCCAGGCCGCCGCAAACGCCGAGGCCAAAGAGGCCTCGCAACGCCAGATGGATTTCCAAAAAGAGACCCTCCGCTCCCAGTACCAATGGGGCATGGAGGACATGCGAAAAGCAGGTCTCAATCCCATTCTGGCCTACAAGCAAGGCGGTGCCGGCTCTGCCTCCGGCGCCGACTATACGCCCGGCAACGTCGGCTCCGCCGGCGTCACCGGCGCATCGACGGCGCAGTCGTCAGCGCTTGCTACTCGAGCGCAGGAAACGCAGCTCGAAAACATCGCCGCGGACACGCGGCTCAAAGCCAGCCAGGACAAAACCCAGGCTGCTCTTCAAATCCAGGCCATGGCCCAGGCGGGCCAGGCCAACTCTCAGTCCGCCCTCAATGCGGCTGTCAAAACCCGAACCAACGTGGACACAATGATCTCCACGGAAAATCTACAATCCGCGAAAGCGGCCGCAGCTCGGGCTATGGCCGACGAGGAACTTCTCAAATCGGAGGGCGGTCAAATCGCCCGACAGTTCGGAACAATCGCCCGCGAGCTGGGTCTCGTTCAAGGGCGCAACTAAAGGCAAACCCATGAGTAAAACTCAAAATCGTCTCGCTCTCAAGTCACGCGAACGTAAAAGGCTTCAACTAAACTTCCCAGATGATGGCCTTACACAGCAAAACTTCCAAGACGAGACAGATATCAACAACATCATGGCAAAGTTTGCCAAGACTGGTCTAGTAGACCACGTCAACAATATTACAGGAGCCTACGGCGACTTCACGACCGTCCAGGACTACCAACTCCACCTGGACCAGGTCATGGCCGCGGATGCGGCCTTCATGGCTCTCCCAGCCGCAATGCGGCGTCGTTTCGATAACGATCCCGCTCACCTCGTCAGCTTCTTGGCTGACCCC